TAAACTTATGGATAATGGACTAAATGATGTTGCTAAAGAATATATCATTTATCGTTCAAAACACCAACCAAACATATTCACAAAAAGGGTGAGTTTGAAACCTTACGAGTACCCTGATTTGATTGAATATGTTGATGCTATTCGTCACTCTTATTGGGTACACACTGAGTTTAATTTTACTTCTGACATTCAAGATTTCAAAGTACACTTGAGTGAGAAAGAAAAATCTGCAGTTCAAAGAGCTATGTTGGCTATCTCACAAATTGAGATTGCTGTTAAAACATTTTGGGGGGACATTTACAAAAAAATGCCTAAACCTGAAATTGGTAGTGTAGGTGCAACATTTGCGGAATCTGAAGTAAGACACGCAGATGCTTATTCACACCTTATTCAATTACTTGGACTAAACAAAGAGTTTGAAAATTTGTTAGAGGTACCAGCAATTAGAAGAAGAATTAAGTATTTGGAGAAGTCAATTCAGAATTCTAAAGCACTTGAAAACCAAGAATATTTTGAATCTATAGTTTTATTTTCTATGTTTGTAGAAAATGTATCACTCTTTTCACAATTTTTGGTAATCATGTCATTCAACAAACATAAAAACGTATTGAAAGGTATGAGTAATGCTGTTGAGGCAACATCTAAAGAAGAGAACATTCATGCTGAGTTTGGGTTTGATTTAGTTAATCTTATTAAGAAAGAAAACCCTTCATGGTGGACAGATGGACTTGTACAAGATTTAATTAATGCTACTATGGAGGCTTATGAGGCTGAGTCAGAAATTGTTGATTGGATTTTTGAAAAGGGTGATATGGAGTTCTTAACTAAAGAAGAAACGATGGAGTTTATCAAACACAGATTTAATATCTCGTTAAATTCTATTGGTATTGATAAAGTGTTTGACGTAAATCCAAAATTGTTGGAAACTACTGAATGGTTTGATGATGAAATTTTGACAACAAAACACACAGACTTCTTTAATAAGAGAAGTATTAATTATAGTAAAAAATCGAAGTCGATTACATTGAATGATTTATTTTAATTTAAAAAGCGGTAAATAAGTAATATGGAAAATAGAAAACCTTTTGAATGGATTAATGAAGAATCCATCACATTTCTTCGTAGAGGATATCTCAGTGAAGGTGAAGAAGCACTGGAGAGAATTAGAACAATTGCGGACCACGCAGAAAAACTTTTAGGTATAGAAGGTTTTGCTGACAAGTTTTTCGAGTATATGGGTAAGGGATGGTATTCACTATCTTCACCTGTATGGGCAAACTTCGGTAAAAAAAGAGGTCTTCCTGTAAGTTGTTTTGGTTCAAATATTGGAGACAATATTGAATCAATTCTATACACTCAGGCTGAAGTTGGTGAGATGAGTAAGATGGGTGGAGGTACTTCAGGATATTTTGGTAATATCCGTGGAAGAGGTGCTGAAATTACTGACAACGGACACGCACCTGGTTCAGTTCATTTTATGAATCTTTTTCAAAGTGTGGTAGATAATATCTCACAAGGTTCAACTCGTCGTGGTAGATTCTCACCGTACCTTCCAATTGAACACCCTGACATCATGGAGTTCTTAGAGATTGGAACTGAAGGATTTCCTATCCAAGATTTGACACACGCAGTTACTGTGAGTGATAAATTTATGGAGGAAATGGTTAATGGTGATAAAGAAAAGAGAGCTGTATGGGCTAAAGTAATCCAACGTAGAGGTGAAATTGGATATCCATATATTATGTTCTCAGATACAATGAACAATAAAGCACCTGAAGTTTATCGTGACAAGGACATGAAGATTTATAATTCAAACCTTTGTTCTGAGATTGCACTTCACAACTCTGAAGAAGAATCTTTTGTGTGTGTTCTTTCGTCTATGAATCTACTTCATTATGACGAGTGGAAAGACACCGACGCAGTTGAAACAATGATTTATTTCTTGGATGCTGTTGTTTCTGAGTTTATCACAAAAATTGATGACTTGAGACACCAAGGTACTTTGGAGGGTAAAAGAGCTTTCTTTTATTTAGAAAAATCGTACAACTTTGCTGTTAGACAAAGAGCATTAGGTTTGGGGGTTTTAGGTTGGCACTCTTTACTTCAATCGAAAAACTTACCTTTTGATAGTCGTGAAACAGCAAAATTAAACGTTGAGGTTTTTAAATTAATAAAAGATAAATCTTATAAAGCATCTGAAGAACTTGCAACTATGTTTGGTGAACCTGAAACACTTAAAGGTTATGGAAGACGAAATGTTACGTTGAACGCAATTGCGCCAACAACATCATCGGCATTTATCCTTGGTCAGGTATCTCAATCAATTGAACCAATTTGGTCTAACTGTTATGTTAAAGACGTTGCAAAACTCAAGGTCACCATTAAAAATCCTGTTTTGAAAAAGTTATTGGCAGAACTCGGAAAAGATAACAAGGCTACTTGGGATAGTATTAAGAAACAAGACGGTTCAGTTCAACATTTAGAGTTCTTGACTGATGAGCAAAAACAAATCTTCAGAACTTTTGCTGAAGTTAATCAGGCATCTATTATCAACCAAGCTGCGGTAAGACAAGATTATATTGACCAAGCACAGTCTTTGAACTTGATGATTTCACCTGACATGCCTACAAAGGATGTTAACAAACTTCTAATGGATGCATGGCAATTGGGTGTTAAAACATTGTATTACCAACACTCTATGAACTCAGCACAAGCATTTGCGAGGAAGAAGTTAAATTTAAATGACCTACAATGTGTGGCTTGTGAGTCTTAAACAAACAACTACTTAAAATTAAACCCGTCCTAACCGACGGGTTTTTTATTTCTTATAAAAATTGTAAGGGTATATTTATAGAATATGGCTGAAGGTATTACATATGGTTTAGATTTCCCGTTTGCAGATTCTACTCAAGGGGATTACTTAGCCCTAACCGAAACTCAGTATCAACAAATAAGAAGTGACTTATTACATTTGATATTGACAAGAAAGGGTAGTAGGTATTTCTTACCAACTTTTGGTACAAGACTTTATGAGTATTTATTTGAACCATATGACGGACTGACATTTGATGCAATAGAGGCGGATATTCGTGATTCTGTACAAACATTCATGCCAAATTTATTACTAAATAAAATTACAATAGAACCAGCCGACTCTTCAGAAGAAGTACCGTTGGCTAAAGGTAGTTTGATTCCTGGTACTGCAAGAGATTACGTTTATAGAGTACCGGGTAAAGGAACATCAGAATATACTGCGAAAGTTAGAATTGACTACACGGTGGACAATTTAGCTTTTGCACAAAGTGATTTCGTAATTATCAATATTTAAACATAGATGGCAAATAATAGAATTTCATACACAGTAAGAGATTACGAAGGGATTAGGGTAGAGTTACAGAACTATGTTCGTAGTTATTATCCTGAATTAATACAAGACTTTAATGATGCTTCGGTATTTTCTGTATTCTTGGATTTGAATGCGGCGGTTGCTGACAACCTACACTATCATATTGATAGAAGTATTCAAGAAACTGTATTACAATATGCACAACAAAGGTCATCAATCTATAACATTGCCAGAACTTATGGATTAAAAATACCTGGACAAAGACCATCTGTATCTATTGTAGATTTTTCAATCACTGTACCGGCTTTTGGAGATAAAGAAGATGAGAGATATTTGGGTATTTTAAACAGAGGCTCTCAAATTTTTGGTGCGGGTATTGTATTTGAAAACCAATACGATATTGATTTTTCATCACCATACAACTTTTCTGGATTTCCAAACAGATTAAAAATCCCTAACTTTGACGCTGCGGGTAACTTAGTTAACTACACCATAACAAAACGTGAATTAGTTGTTAACGGGATTACCAAGGTGTTTAAAAGAGTTATCACACCTGCAGATGTTAAACCATTCTTTGAGTTATTTTTACCTGATAAAAATGTGTTGGGTATTACAAGTGTGTTATTAAAAAGTGGTACGAATTATACAAACACACCATCTGCTGCCGAGTTTTTAGGGTTACAAAATAGATGGTTTGAAGTGGATGCCTTGGCTGAAGATAGAATTTTTATTGAAGACCCAACAAAAGTATCTGACCAACCGGGTATTAAAGTTGGTAGATATATCCAAACAAACAATAGATTTGTTTCAGAATTTACTCCTGAGGGTTTTAGCAAAATGACTTTTGGTGGAGGTACAACATCGGCTCAAGACCAATTAAATACCTTTACAAATTTAGGGTTTCCAATCACATTACAGAACTTAACAAACAATTTTGCTTTAGGTTCAACACTAACAGCAAATTCTACATTGTTTATTCAATACAGAGTTGGTGGTGGTTTGGCAACAAACTTGGGTACAAATGTTATTAATCAAGTCGGAACGGTTTCCTTCTTTGTTAATGGTCCTTCACAGACAATTAATAGTTCGGTTATAAATTCTTTGAGATGTACAAATGTGAGTGCTGCTATTGGTGGTGCAAATGCACCAAACACTGAAGAAGTTAGAAATTATGTGACATTCAATTTTGCTGCTCAAAACAGAGCGGTAACTGTAAACGATTATAATTCTTTGTTGAGGAATATGCCGGCAGAATTTGGTGCTCCTGCAAAAGTATCAATTACTGAAAATAATAATAAGATTATTATTTCTATGTTATCGTATGATACTTCAGGTAAATTGACTAGTATAGTTTCTAACACCTTAAAACAAAACGTTGCAAATTATTTGTCAAACTACAGAATGATGAATGATTATATTCAAGTAGCAACTGCAGATGTAATTGATTTGGGAATTGATGTTTCGGTGGTATTAGATGCCACTCAAAATTCAGGTCAAATTATTTCTGATATTGTTAATAGAATTTCGGCATATTTTAACCCACAAATTAGAGAGTTAGGCCAAAACGTTTATCTGTCAGAACTAAGAAGTATTATTCAGAATCAAAACGGTGTTATTACCGTTTCTGATATTATCATTGATAATAAAGTTGGTGGACAATATTCATCATCAGAAACATCAATGCCATATTCAGACCCTGAATTGAGAATCATTCAACCTGTTGATGATACAATCTTTGCTCAACCCAACCAAGTGTATCAAATAAGATACCCCGAAAAAGATATTAAGGTTAGGGTTAAGAACTTCCAAAATGTTTCTTTTTCTTAACATCTTTATTTAATTAATCCCTAAGGTATATTTTTAGATTGAGAAGGTTTTTTCTTGAAAAAAACCCAAATAACTATTTATCATAAAAACCTTAAATGGGAAAATCATATAGGATAAAAACTGACGTAGGTGTAGACAAAAATATTTCGTTTCAACTTGAACAAGATTTTGAGTTTTTAGAAATCTTATCTCTTCAAATTAGTCAGAATGATGTTTACACAAGGAACTGTGCTGATTACGGTGTTGTAATCGGACGTGTTGTTGCTAACGGGGGATTTGGAGTTCCTAATGTAAAAGTATCCATCTTTGTACCAATTACTGAAACAGACGCACTAAATGAACAAATTGTATCGGTTTATCCATACACTCAGCCAAACGATAGAAATACTGACGGTGTAAGATTTAACTTACTCCCAAGTATTCCTTCGTATACTAAACACGCTGCGGTTGGTACTTTCCCAACAAGAGATGAAGTTCTTAAAGACCCAACTATAGTTGAGGTATTTGACAAGTATTATAAGTATACCGTCAAAACCAATGAGAGTGGGGACTATATGGTTTTTGGAGTCCCATTAGGACAACAAACTATAGTGATGGATTTGGATTTGAGTGATATTGGAGAGTTTTCTCTAACTCCTCAAGACCTTATTAGAATTGGTAGAGCTACTGAAGCTCAAGTTGCTGGTGACAGATTCCTCACATCAACAGACTTGGAAAGTCTACCACAGATTGTTTCATTAACAAAAACTTTTGAAGTAAACCCATTTTGGGGTGACCCAAGTTTGTGCCAAGCTGAGGTTAATAGAGTTGATTTTGATTTGAGAGAAGAGGCAAATATAAACATTGAGCCAACAGCAATATTCATGGGTTCCATGTTCTCAAGTCCTGATTCTCAAAGAATTGGTGCACCATCAAGTAGAACAAACCAACCACCAAGTGTGTTGGGTAGAGGATGTAAGCCTAAAGATAATACAGGTGCTCAATGTGAAAACATAACAGGACCTGGTCAAATATTATCAGTAAGACAAACCATCAATCAAGATAGTCAGGGTAGACCAATTCTTGAGGAATATAGAATGGAAAATTCGGGTAATGTGATTGATAGTGACGGTACTTGGATAGTTGAAATCCCAATGAATTTAGATTATGTAACAACATCTGAAGATGGGACAAGAATTTTTTCTAACGACCCTAAAGTTGGTATTCCAACAAAAGGTAAATACAGATTCAAAGTTAAATGGCAACAAGCACCAACAGCAACTCAACAAGTTAAAAGACCGTACTATTTAGTACCTAACGTAAGAGAATATGGTTGGCAGGTTTCAACTGTTGACCCAATTTATAACTCCAACCCATTATTATTTAAAGACCTAAAAAGTTCGTATTACTTTGGATTAGATTGGTCAGGGTATACCGATGCAAGCACATCGTCTATTGAAAATGAAAAATTGTATAATGCAATAAATTGTATCGATACGTTTTATGAATTACAATATAATAAAGTATTCACAGTTTCTAGTTTAATTGACCAATACAAAAGAGGTGATGGAAGAAGTAAGTTTATTGGTATTAAAGATATTGATGATACCACATGTGCATCTACAACAAACCCATTCCCTGTAAATGATGCGGTTAAAAACTTTGATACAATATACTTTTTATTTTCTATAATATTTCAATTATTCCAACTAATTTTTCCACTATTATTGGTGGTTTATCATATTGTTGCCTTTTTATGGAATACTATTGCGGTTGTTTTATTACCCATATTGATAGGTTTATTTGGGTTTTTATCATACGCATTTGGTATTGCAGCTTTTATATTTCCACCACCATCCTTAATATTTTTGGGTATTGCAACTTTGTGTGCTAGTACTGCGATAACCTTAACTCTTAATTTTAAAAGAATTACAAGTTTTAAATTTGGACCGTTCAATTTACCAATGATAACTTACCCTGAGTGTGTGGGGTGTGATTGTAGTCCAGGTGAAAGTATTGCTGGGGATTCAATTGGTGGTACTTCATTATTAACTCCGTTATCAAATCCAGCATTATACTATGATGGTATATCAGAGGGATATTTGAGGTTTGCACAATCTGAAGATGATGACAACGAAGGTGAAATATCTGATGGTAACGTATCCGTTCAATCATTGTGTTTGTCTCAGGCTGTTGGTTCTAGAATTTATAGAAAACAAACTCTTGGGATTTATAAATCTACGGAATCTGAAATGCTACGACTACCCGAAGCTAAAAACGATAAGTATTTTGCTTATGGCACATCACTTCCAATGGCGCAAAGAGTTAATCAATTTAATAGTAGAAAAAAATATTTTGATGGATTAAATAGAATTTCAGTAAGTTTTAATAATCCATCAAACGCTACCGTTCAACACTTTGATAATACCTTAACAATACTTTCTCAAAGTTCATTCCCGTCAGGAACTCTTTTAAGTTTTGTAAATCCTGAAAATAGTACTGACAAGAATTATAAGTTTAGTGCAAATACACAATCAGAAACAGGGATTAGTGGTACTACATTATTTACTAATCCTACCCCGA